GCCATGGTGTCCTCGTGTTGTGCAGCCCGGCCCTCCCGCCTGCCAGTGCGAGGACACCAAGCAGGCGGGAGGCGGCTTGCGGGTCACGCCGCGAGTGGCGGCGAATCAGGTCGCGTAGCGCACCGGGTCGGCCACGAAGGTGAGGCCCACCTGGCTCTTGAGCGAATCGTTCGTCGAGAAGCTCGGGGTCCGCTGCAGGTTCCAGTAGCTGTTGGCGACCAGCTTCGAGCTGTTCGGGAAGCTGAAGCGCACCGCGTACGGGGTCCGGGCCTCGTCGGCCGCGGACACGGCCGTGTACCAGGCGAGCGCCGGGTCGTCGAAGACCGTGAGGTTCACGTTCACCGCCGAGCGGATCGTCGGCGCCTGCTTCTGCACCGTGTCGTCGATCGCCGTGATGTCGGTGAACTGCAGGTCCCCGCCCGAGGTGGCCGAGCCCTGCACCTGGCTCATGTTGGTCCAGGCGGTGATGCGCCGGATCGAGCCCGTGCCACTGCCGGCGGGGTAGGTCGTGGTGCTCGAGGTGTCGATGTCCTCGAACGTCACGTCGTTGGTGGCGACGGCACTCACGCGCACGATGCGCTTGTCGAGTCGGCCCCAGCCCGAGGTGACCTCGAGGTAGTCGCCGACGATGACGCCGTGGGAGGCCGCGAGGGTCGCGACGGCCTCCGAGGCGTTCGAGATGGCGGACATGGTGACGGAGGCGCCGTACGTCGAGGCGATCGCGATGACGGTGCCGGTGGTGAGCGTGATGGCCATGAAGGTCTCCTGTTACAGGGTGGTGCCGGGCACCCCGGCGTTGGTGAAGTAAGTGCAGCGGTAGGTGAGGCGGATGAGGCCGACGGGCTGCTCGAGCTCGTCGTCGAATTCGATGCGGATCCCCGTGAGGTGCATGCGCTTCACGCGCCCGCCCAGCGTGTTGTTGGCGCCGATGGCGGTCTCGACTTCGGCCGCGATGTCGTCCAGGTCGTCGTCCACATCGCCGGCGGCCTTGGCCACGCCGATGATCTCCACCTCGAGGTCGCGCTCTTCCAGCGCATCCAGGTCCTCGCGCGAGATCTCCTCGCCGTTGGTGGCGACCTGCAGGCAGGGCAGGTCCTCCTGGGCGCGCATGCGCGACTGGAAGACGCGCGCGCCGGTCGAGGCGAGCCCCGTCACGGCGGTGGCCACGGCCTCGCGGATCGCCTGGCGCGCGTGGGACATCAGGACTCCCGGCCCTTCGGCACGTAGGGCTTCGCGGGCGCGGCCGCCGCGGGTTTCGCGACCGGCGGCGGCGCATCCGGCTCGATCGCGATCACGCCGGCGACGACGAGCTGGTGCGCGGTGGACGCATCCACCTCGATGAGCGCGCCGGCGGCATAGTTGCGGCCGAGGTGGTTGATCGGGGCGAGGACCTTGGCTTTCATCAGGCTTTCTCCAGGAGGACGCGCGCCAGGCCCGTGCCGTCGTTGTCGATCTTGGCCACGGTGTAATTGACGCTGTTGACGACCACGGCGACGCCGCGGGCGGTTGTGGAGACGTCTGCACTCTTCACGGTCAGCATCGGGGAGGTCCCGGCGGCGAAGAGCGCGTCCTGCGCGCCGTTCGAGAAGATCGCGCTCACGGAAACCCCGCCGATCGTGCAGCTGGCGGCTGCGAAGTCGGTGAAGAGCGGGGCGAGATCCTCCGTGAACGCCACGGCGTCACACCGATTTCTTGACGCCCACGAGCGCCACGCCCACGACCTGCGGGCCGGTGACGACCGTGCCGACGTAGCGGACGTAGCGCTTCACCGACTTCGGGTTGAGCGCGAGGACCTGCACGTCCGCCGTCGTGGTGGACTGGGTGAAGGTGGCGCCCGTCACGTCCGCCCATCCGGTGGAGCCATCGGCGGAGTCCTGGATCTTGCCGTCCAGCGTGCCGGTGCTGGCGCCGTGCGACTGGACGATCGCCACCGGGGTGTCGTAGTCGATCAGGTCGACGGCGGAGCCCGTGGCGGCCGCGGTGTTGGCCGCCGAGACCGCGGCCAGCAAGTGCGCGGCCGTGGCGCCGCTTGCGAAGTTGAACATGCTCATTTCGATTTCTCCTGGCCGCTCGTTTTTGCGGCGGCCTGCGGCTTCTCGACGTAGGGGGTCGCCTTGCCGTTGGTGACGAGCTCGCTCGCGAGCGGGCCCGGCACTTCGAGCGTGGCGCCGACCTCGATGCGCTTGCCCTGCATGCAGAAGGCGCGCGTCACCTCGAGCTTCACGACCTTGGGGGCGGTCGGGGCGGCGCCCTTGACGAGCGCCGCCCCCGGCTTGGTGGTCATCACGATCAGGCGCTCAGGTGATCGAGGTGGCCAGGCTGAACGCGCCCGCCTGCCGCACGCCCACGTCCACGGTCTGGATCGCCCGGATGCCGGAGATCGCCGCGGCGAAGTTCGCGTACGGGTTGAGCGCGATCTCGAGCATCCCCCACTCGCCGATCACGATCTGCGAGAAGTCGCCGAAGAGCATCGAGGCGGCGGCCATCTGCAGCGTCGAGCCGGCGCGGAAGCCGCACATCTGCCCGTCGAGCACGCCGCCCTCCCAGAGAGGCGAGTAGGTGCTGGCGACCTTCACGCGCTGCAGGAGGAGTGCCGCGACCGCTGGGGTCGTGAGGTAGGCGCAGCTCTTCGAGAGCGCGTTGGCGCCGGCCACGTCGGTCTGGAATTCCAGGACCTTGGCGTAGTCGATCGAGGTGCCGACCACCGAGCCGATGCCGGCCGTGCCCACGACGCCGGTGGGCTGGCCCGAGGCGCCCGAGCCGGACAGCGCGGCCAGGTCGATGGCGATCCCGAGCACCTTGGCCAGGTCGTTCATGACCAGCGCGTCGACCGAGGGATCGGACTGCATCATCAGCTGGCGCGAGACCTCGGTGTAGGCGCCCAGGTTCTTCGGCGACAGCGCGAGCTGGCCGAGGGTCTGCTGGCTCTCGGTGATCGCGGTCGCTTCCGTGGAGAGCCAGTAGGCCGTGCCGCCGGCGGTCAGCTTCGGCACCGTGACGTTGCCGACCAGGCCGGAGAGCATCGTGGCGCCGAGCTGCGCGACCATCGCGCGGTTGCGCAGCAGGTCGATGAAGCTGCCGCCCAGGTTGTCGGTGGCCACGAGGTAGCCGCCGGCGTTCGCCGTGCCGGCCGTCATGTCGCGCTGCTGCACCTGGCGCTTGGCCAGGATGTCGTACGGGACGAAGAAGCCGCCGTTGGGCGCGGCCTTCATGCCGGCGCGCTTCAGGATCTCGGCCGAGCACTCCTGCTCGAAGCCGGCGCCCTCCCAGTTGCGGTCCACCAGCGCGCGGATCCCGCGCATGAGGCTGTACTTCGCCATGTCGCCGCGCGACAGGTCGAGGTTCGCCGCCGACGGAGTCGGCAGCGGCTTGGTGGCGATGTGCTCCATCACCTTGGCGCGGTAGGTCTCGACGGATGCGCCGGAGCCGAGCGCCTCGGCCGTGATCGCCTCGACGTTGTAGTGCTTGAACTGCGCGGCGATCGCGAGGATCTCTTTCGCGCGGCCAGCGGCGGCGGCGTTGGCGGTGCTGGCGGCCTCGGCCTTGATCTTGTCGAGGTCGGGAGCGACGGGCGGATCGGTGACGGCAGCGGTCATTCGGGTCTCCTGGTGGGGGGGTTGCTCGGCAGCGCGGCCCACGCCGACGGTGAAGTCGGCCGGGACGCTGACGAGCGAGATTTCGAAAGGGGTCCACCGCGTGACGCGGTAGGTTTCCTGGTCGTCGTGCTTCTCGGCGAGGACCAGGTCGTCGATCAAGTAGCCGACCGACACGTTTTGCCGGATCCCGTCGACCACATCGCGGAAGATCTCCTCGGCGCGCTCGCTTCTCCCGAAGCGCACGACGGCCCGGCCTACCCGGTCGGTGTCGATGCGGACCGATTCGATCACCCCGACCTGGTCGCGGGTGTCGTGATCGCAAAGCAGGGGACCACCGGTTTTCAGGCGCGTGAGGTCGCAGGCGCCTTTCGTGTGGTCGAGGATCTCGGTGCCCCACCAGCGCTCGTAGGGCGCCTCCGAGCTGAACGCCAGCTCGACAGTGCGCGCCTCCTCGTTGATAGCGTCGCGAACGACGAGGAAGCTGCGTTCGGCCTTCTGGCCGATGGCGGGTTTGGAGCGCTTTTCGAGTACGGGCTGATCCATGGCCCGCAGTGTTGTCCGCAAACCGCTGAACTTTTCAGGGGGAAAAGTTCAGCGCTCCTGGGATCGCCTCATCCCAGCAGCACGAATAGCGTCCGCCGCCGTCGCTTCTCGCCAATAGTCGGACCGACCGCGGTGGCCGCGGTGAAGACGGCGCCGCCGCCTGCGAGCGCGCCGTGAGTACCATGCACCACCGGAATGCGCGGCGGTTGCGCTGGCTCGAAGAACGGCACGCGATGTCGCGTGCGGCTGCCCGTTACGATTGCTCCATTCCCTGTCCTGGCCGCCGCGCCCGTGACAACCGCGCCTGCGCCGGCGAGGGTGCCCTGGGTGGCGTGAGCGACCGGGGCCCCAACGCGACCCGCTGCCCCGTCCACAACCGCGCCAGCGCCTTGAAGATTACCGCTTGTCGCGTGCTCGGTCGCCGCGCCCTCACGGGCTGCGCCGCCATCGACACCAGCACCAAGGCCGACCAATACGCCGCTGGTGGCGTGCACGCGGGTGCGAGCGGATGCCCCCACGACTTCGGCGCCAGCCCCAGAAAGCGCTCCCGTCGCCGCATGCTGCCGAGTCCTTGCGGCAGTCCCATCAACGGTTGAAACCTGGCCCGCAAGATCACCGGATGCAGCATGGACACGAGTCCGCGCAGAACTTCCCACGACGGCAGCGCCTGGCCCTTCCAACACCCCCGAGGCATCGTGCGTGACCGTGCCACCACTTCTCGCGGCCGAGCCGGAAACCGTCGCGCCGGGACCGACCAACGCTCCAGAAGACGGCCTCTCCGTGGCGCTTGATGCGCTACCCGCGATAGCCGCCGACGCGCCGACAAGAGCGCCGGACGTCGCGTGCGTTACCGGACCGCCGCCGCCCTGGTCAGCAGCCGGATCGTGCGTCGAAACCGAGCTCGCGTTCCGTGCAGGATCGTTTGTGTAAATAGCCACACTACTGCACCGTGACGCGCGCCAGCGCTGTCTCGTCTGGCGTCGCGGCAGTGCGCTCAATCACGAGGTAGACGGTGCCGCCCACCGCCGTCACGCCGGTGTATTCGACGTCGAGCACCCCGCCCGCATCGGTGCTGGACGCCCCCTTCGTCGAGCCGGACATCCAGTTCGCGTTCGCCGGGTTCCCGGAGTCGAACTCGTGGATGCCGTAGCTCATCGATTCGCTCGCGACGGCGGCGTTATTCTTATCCTTGATCGTCTCGCGCACCCGCTTCGTGAGGTTGT